AACTGGATCTGGAGCAACGACGAGCGCCTCGCCGGCCGTCCCGGAGTCCCTGAGCCCGTCCCCTGCGAGTTCTGCGGCGCCCTGCGCTACCACAAGGGCATCCCGCTCGGCAACCGCATCCTCTGGCCTCCCTACGGAGCCGAGCGATGCACCTGCCCCGAGGCCGTGGCTGCCTATGAGAAGGCGAAGGCAGAGCGCGAAGCTGCTGAGGCCGCAGCCGCCAAGGCTGAGGAGGAGAAGAAAATGCGGGATCGCATCAGGCGCATCGTCGGCGAGTCAGGCATGGGCGACCGTTTCCTGCGGCGCACCTTCTCCACCTTCCAGCTCACCGACGACAACAAGCGAGCAGCGGCAGCCGCCCGGCGCTATGCCGAAGGCTTCGACGCCATGCTGCCGCAGCCCGGCCGTCAGGAACCCGGCCGCAACGGCCTGTTTATCGCGGGCCCGCCGGGCACCGGCAAGACCCACCTCGCCGCTGCCATCGCCAACCACCTGATCGCGCAAGGCAAGCCGGTCATCTGCATGACGATGATCGACCTGCTGGAGCGCATCAAGCGCACCTACTCCGCGACCGGCGGCAGCGAGAGCGACGTCCTGAAGATCTACAAGACCGTCCCGCTACTCGTGATCGACGACATCGGCAAGGAGCCGCCGACCGAGTGGGCGATCTCCACGGTCTACAACATCATCAACGGCCGCTATGAGGCATACCTGCCGACCATAGTGACCACCAACTACGACACCGAGGCCCTGATTGACCGCATGACGCCGCGAGAAAGCCACGACAGCATGACGGCCCGGGCCACCATCGACCGGCTCATGGAAATGTGCAGGGGCATCACCCTCACCGGCCAGAGCTGGCGCTCACGATAGGAGGAACAACATGAAAAAGGTTTACATCTGCTCCCCGTGCCGCGGGGACTACGAGAACAATATCCAGCGCGCCAAGGAGTACAGTCGCGCGGCTGTGGAGAAGGGCGTCATCCCCGTCACCCCGCACATCTATCTCACGCAGTTCATGGACGACAACGTCCCCGAGGAGCGTGAGCTGGCCCTGAAGATCGGCAGCGAGCTGGTGCTCGGCTGCTCCGAGCTGTGGGCCTTCGGTATTGACCACCCTTCGGCCGGTATGGCTGCGGAGATCGAGCTCGCCACAGCGCACGGCATCCCCGTCCGCAACGGCTTCGAGGCCATCAGCGAGCTGAAGCCGGACGAGGAGCTGGAAAACAGCGAGGAGGACAAGCCGGACATCGGCAGCGTCACGTTGCACCTGCCCGCCTTCAGGGCGATGGCCGTCTGCAACCAGCACCTCGACCACGGCCCCATCAGCATTGAGCTGGATGGCAGCGTCATCCTCGAGCTCGCCGACCGCCTGATCTCCGATCCGGGCGTCCACATCGAGATCGGAGGCTGAACGCCGTGACGAAGTACGACCCGAGAAAGAACGCGGAGGGCTACAACGACCCGACGCCCTACGCAGCCGAAAAACACATGATGGCGCAGATCCGCGGCAAGCAGGCCAGAGTCGCCGGCGGCTACTTCGAGAATATCATCTCGGCATCGTGCGACTACTACCTCAGCCGCGGCCTCGCCAAGATCGAAAAGACGCCGGAGCCCATGAAACCCCTCGGCGCCAAGAACCGCAAGGGCCAGTTCCTCGCCTGCTATACCAAGCAGGCCCAGCCGGACTATGGCGGCACCCTGAAGGGCGGCCGGAGCATCTACTTCGAGGCCAAGCACACCGACGACGAGCGCATCGAGCAGCGCCGGCTCACTCAAGAGCAGCAGGACGACCTCGAGGCCCATCACAAACTCGGCGCCATCGCCTTCGTGCTCGTCTCCATGAGCCTGACGGACTTCTACCGCGTGCCGTGGCCCGTCTGGCGCGACATGGCCGAGATCTACGGCCGCAAGTACATGACGCACGCAGAGCTCTCCCGCTACGAAGTACCGGCGACGGCCGGCTTCATCAAGTTCCTGCACGGCATCGAGTCGGAAGTGCTCGGAAAGGAGGCAACAACGTGATCCCGTTCCCGGATAAGAAATACAGCATCATCTACGCCGACCCGCCGTGGAGTTACAGCGACAGCGGATGCTCGGGCGCGGCTGCCGCGCAGTACGCGACCATGAGCATCAACGAGCTGAAGCAGCTCCCCGTCAACCCTGCGGGGGGGGGGTATAGCTGCTGACGACTGTGTGCTCTTTATGTGGGCCACATACCCGAAGATGCAGGAGGCCCTCGACCTGATCGAGGCGTGGGGCTTCAAATACAAGTCGATCGCCTTCCAGTGGATCAAGCAGAACCGCAGCGGAAACGGCTACTTTTTCGGCCTCGGCCGCTGGACTCGAGGTAATACCGAGCCCTGCCTGATCGCTATCAAAGGCAAGCCGAAGCGCATCAGCGCCGGCGTCGGTCAGCTCGTATTCTCGCCGCTGCGCAGGCATAGTCAAAAGCCTGCCGAAGTGCGCGACAAGATCGTCGAGCTGATGGGAGACCTACCCCGCATCGAGCTTTTTGCCCGAGAAGCCGCCCCGGGATGGGACGTGTGGGGCAACGAAGCGCCGACGCCTGAAGTCAAGGACGCGCCAGTCGACAGCGTCGAGCTGGCCGGAAAGGAGGAAACACATGAACCAGACAACCAAAGAGACCCGGCGCCGCAGCTATGACGCCGTACTCCCCAAGCGTGCCGCCCGCTGCCGCCTGATCCTCGAGACCCTCGGCAACCGTGAGCTCACGGCCAGCGAGATCACTGAGGAGCTCGTCGCAGCCGGCCGGATCCCGTACTTCAACCGCAACTACGTCGCCCCTCGGCTCACAGAGCTGAAGGAGATCGGGATCCTCACGACGGTCGGCCGCCGTAAGGCCACCCGCTCGGACGCCACCGAGGCCGTGTGGGCCAGAGCGGAGCCTTCAGGCCCCACGGGCCAGACGGCCGCAGCCTACGCAGACAACCCGACCGAGGCCGAGCAGATGACGCTCGGATCGGCCACCTGAGAGGAGGGCCAGCATGGAACGTCTGACCCACGAGAGAGTCAACGGCATCAAGACGGGCTACTGGAGCGCAGCCACCAAGGAGGGGCTCGTCCAGAAGCTCGCCGCCTACGAGAACACGGGCTACGAGCCCGACGAGATCCGCGCAGCCATTGAACAGGCTGCCAAGAACAGCGAAACCAAGACCGCGACCATCATGGCCGAGTGCATCGCCGGAGCGATGAAGGACACGCTCGAGAAGTATGGCACGGCCGGCAGCGGAAAGAAAGGAGAAACCCCATGAACGAACAGAACCAGCGCGACAGCATCATGTCGATGGCCCGCGGCGCCTTCGAGGAGCGCGTCGACTATGAGATGGACAAGGTGATCCAGAACATCCTCGACCCCAACACGAAGGCCACGGCCAAGCGCAAGATCACCCTCACCATCGAGCTGACCCCGGACGACGAGCGCCGCACCATCGGCGTCTCCGTGACGGCCAAGTCTACGCTCGCGGCCACCAACCCCGTCGCCACGGCCCTCTATGTCACCTCTGACGGCAACGGCGAGCTCGTCGTCGCCGAGATGGTGCCGCAGGTGCCCGGCCAAATGAACATGGACGGCACGCAGCAGGAGGCCCCGAAGCTCCTGAAGCTCGTCCAGCACGGATAAACACCCACAACACAGAACAAGGAGGACAACACAATGCTCGCAAAAATGATCGACAAAATCGTCAGCCTGAAGGAGACCAAGATCTTCGAGATTGACGGCCAGACCTACGCCGACGCATCACTCACCCGCATCCCGCCGCACGTCGACCGCCCTGACTGCATCAGCGTCAGCGGACTCGATAGCATCTGCAAGCTGATCCGCACCGAGCTCGAGAAGGTCGGCACGACCATCATGGTGCAGGTCAAGAGCAACGACACCGTCGAGGTGATGACCACCTACCTGAGCGACTTCTCCCGCAACACGCTCTACCGCGCCAAGGCTGACGCCCCGGGCCTGCGCACCGGCTTCAGGGGACGCGAGGTAGCTCTGATCGAGCTGCGGAGCCTCTGCATCCCCAACGAGGGCACGGCCTACCTGCTCGACCTGCTGAGTCGCATGACCAACGAGAACAGCGTCAGCACCAACGACAACGGCGTCACGCAGACCGTCGAGGCACGTCAGGGCGTCGCCCTCAACGCGGTCGTCGAGATCAAGCCCCGCGTCATGCTGCGGCCGTTCCGCACCTTCCTCGAGGTGGAGCAGCCCGAGAGCGAGTTCCTGCTGCGCGTGGATCCCGACGAGGGGATCGGCTTCTTCGAGGCTGACGGAGGCATCTGGAAGCTCGAGGCCAAGAAGAACATCGCCGACTACTTCATGAAGAACATGGGCGATCTGATCGACGCCGGCAAGGTCGTCGTCATGCAGTAAATGGAGCGCCGGGCGGGCTCCGGCCCGCTCGGCTTTTCTGAAAGGAGCAGCACCGTGAAAGAATACGAAACCCTCACCCGTGAGAAGGTCGACGTCGTGCCCTTCGGCTGCGGTATGCCGGAGACCCACCTGATGCAGGACTGGAGCGACAAGATGCTCGACCTGATCCTGAACGGGCCAACCATCAACGGCATCAAGAAGGACGAAGTGCGGGCCATGCTGCGCGAGACCTACACAGCCCTGAAGCAGTACGAGAAGATCGGCCCGATGGCCTCGCCCTTCATCAACGACCCGACGGCCATCGTGACCCGGGCCTTCTCTGAGCTCTACCCCGGCGTCGAGTACGTCGCGCAGTACGTCCCCAACCTGCGGGACGAGACCAACGGCACCGCCTATGGCCTGACCATCTTTCCCGACGACGGCAGCACGCCGATCGTCTGCATCTCGGCCGAGGCGCCCATCAGCGCCGCCCCTGAGCTGCTGGCGCACGAGCTGGCCCACGTCGCCACCCCGGAGGACACGGAGCACGGCGAGAGCTGGAGCGCAGCGTCGGAGGCCATATTCAAGAAGTACAACGAGCTCCTCGGCACCATGATCCCCGACGAGCCTGAGCCCATCCTCTCGCCCCACCAGCCCGGAGACGGCGGGATCCTCACCATGCCGCTGCGCGATAACGTCCCGGAGCCTCCGACGGACGACTGGCAGCTCACCACCTGCCCCGTCTGTGGCGCTGAGTGCTGGCAGACAGACACGGCCCGCCGGATCCTCGCACTGGAGCCCGACGTCCGAACCGCCTGCACAGCCTGCGCGCTGAAGGGGCTCGGAAAATAATACTGGAGGTAATACATGAACAACGAAAGAAACAACACAACGGCCGGCGGGATCGGCTTCTGCGGCCTTCTCGCCGTCGCCTTCATCGTCCTGAAGCTCACCGGCGTCATCAACTGGAGCTGGCTGTGGGTACTGGCCCCGATCTGGATCCCGACCGCCATCACCCTCGCCATCATCGTGATCGTGCTCGTGGCCATACTGGTCAGAGAGCTGACGAAGGGAGGCCGCCCGTGATAACAGCGGAGGAGCGCCGGGCCCTGCTGGATCGTGCGATCACGGCCTACGGCGCGCCGGCACAAATGGACATGGCCGTCGAGGAGATGGCCGAGCTGACCAAAGCCCTCTGCAAAGTGAAGCGCGTGAGCTGCGCCGCAGAGGCAAAGGCTGTACTCGAGAACGTGGTCGAGGAGATGGCAGACGTCCAGATCATGCTCGACCAGCTCCGCATCATCTTCGGCCGCAGCACGGCCGAGGCCGAGGAGTACAAGCTGGAACGCCTGAAGAAGCGCCTCGACACAGCCACAGCAGCGGAGGTATCTCACCGCGGCTGAAAGGAGGAACCACATGGCAAAAGACAAACCGCAGCCGCAGACCGGCCCCGAGATTGAGGAGTACAGCACCACGGCAACGCCCAAGGCATACGCCGGCAGCGTCCCCGTGTTCTGCGCACATGACGCCATCGTCCCGCTGAAGGATCTGCGGCCTAACCCCAAGAACCCCAACCAACACCCGCCGGAGCAGATCAAGCTCCTCGCCTCTATCATCCGGGCGACCGGCTGGCGTGCTCCGATCACCGTCAGCAAGCGCAGCGGGCTCGTCACAAAGGGCCACGGCCGTCTCATGGCCGCGCAGCTCGACGACCTGACCGACGCCCCGGTCGACTATCAGGACTACGCCAGCGAGGCCGAGGAGCTGGCCGACCTGACGGCCGACAACCGCATCGCGGAGCTCGCCACCACTGACAACAAGATGCTCGCCGAGGTTTTCGCCGACATCGACACCGGCGAGATCCCGTTCATGCTCAGCGGCTACACCGAGGACGACTACGGCAACATCGTGACGGCCCTCTCTGAGGCGCTGCACACCAAGGAGCCGAGCAGCGACCCCGACGCCGAGATCCCGGCCCCGGCCGCGCCGGTCACACAGTACGGCGACCTCTGGATCCTCGGCCGGCACCGCGTCCTCTGCGGAGACTGCACCCGGCCGGAGGATCGCGCCCTGCTGCTCGACGGCAACAAGCCCGAGATCCTGCTGACCGACCCGCCCTACTGCTCGGGCGGCAGCAAGGAGTCACAGAAGTCGACCGGCAGCATCGGCACCGAGAGAAAGAACGGCAAGGCCCCGAAGATCGCCAACGACATCCTCAGCACGCGCGGCTACCAAAACCTGATCCGCGGCGCGCTCACCGACATCCCCTGCCTCTACGCCTACATCTTCACCGACTGGCGTATGTGGGTATATCTGTTCGACCTCGTCGAGGCGGCCGGCTTCGGTGTCAAGTCTGAGATCGTATGGGACAAGGGCACGCCGGGCATGGGCGTCGGCTGGCGCTCGCAGCACGAGCTCATTCTGTTCGGCGCCAAGGCCGCCACCCACTTCGACGGCCACAAGGGCTACGGCAACGTCCTGAGCATCTCCCGCTCCGGGAATGAGCTGCACCCAACACAGAAGCCCGTCGAGCTGCTGGAGAAGCTGGTCGACAACACGGACTTCGCCACGGGCGTCTATGATCCCTTCGGCGGCTCCGGCACGACGCTGGCCGCCTGCGAGGCATACGGGCAGCCCTCCTACATCATGGAGCTGACGCCCGCCTTCACGGACGTGATCGTCAAGAGGTACATCAGAATAACAGGAAAGACAACCGTGCGCTGCGTCCGTCAAGGCCGAGAGCTACCGCGCGAGGAGATCGCCGCGATCTTCGAGCCTGACGAGGAAGGAGGTGAGCAGGAG